AAGCCGTCGTTGACGAAATCGCAGGTGCAGCAGCAGGGATTCGGCACGCTAGCTCCCCGAGATCGCCGTGGCGCAAGTCATGGTCGGAACAACGTACCATTGGCCGTTCATGAATGTTACGGCCACCTGATCGCTGGAGACGTACTGCTTGCCACTCGGCAGGCAGTACGGCTTCGCATTGCGAATGTATTGCCCGGTGCTGGTTTCCGCGTAGGTGACTGGATTGCTGGTCAGGGCAGCTTTGCAAAAATAAACCAGCACGTCGGCAATGCTCGTCGTGTGGTCAGAGTCCGAGATATCCGCGTCGTTGCGCAGTGCAGTTTGAATGATGCCGTGGGCATTGGCCACCAGTTCCTGCCGCACGACCACGCGGTCCATCGAGTGATCGCTCGTATCCTCGACGCTCGATCCGTCGCCGCCGTAGCCGTCTGCATCTTCGTCGTCGTCATCCTCGCCCGAAGTTTCGGAGTCCACCACCGTCTGCGTGCGGTTGGGCGTCGAGTCGATCGTGATGGTCTGGTCCACCACGGTGCCCTCGTTGATGAACGGCCCGATGACCGTGAAGCCGTGGCGTCCACGCTCCAGATACCATTGGCCCGGCACCGGCCCCCACTGCTGGTCGAAGGCCGGTTGATCGTACTCGCTGGTTGAATCGGCATTGAACAGCGCGTAATGCAACTCCCGGCCGCCCGGGCCTCCCAGCGCGTCGGAGCAGTTGCCGAACTGCCCGGCCGCTACTGCGATCGGGCCATTCAGATAGTACAGCCGCTGAAAATCGTCGTTGGGCTGATCCATCGTGAGCACGAGCTGATCGCTCAGGTTCATGCTGCCCGTGCAGCGCATGACCGCGAACCCGGGGATCGTGTCGCTGCTCGTGTTTTTGAAGGGGATGTTGTACATGGTCAGTGGTCAGTGGCCAGTTGTCCGTGGTCAGTGGTCAGTTGCTACGGACAACTGACCACGGACAACTGACAACGGACTATCCAATCGAATCTCCCGGCGGGATAAATGGCTGGCTGGTGCTGGCGATCATGCTGGGCGTGCCAAGCAGCGCGTCGTTGTGCATCCTGGCGTTTAAGTCGCGGAAGCGCTCGGTGCGCGTCTTGGCGGCCTCGCGGCCGGCGGCGCGGGCTGCGTCTAGAAAACGCTTCTCCCGGTAGCTCATCACGTGCGGGTGCGTCTCGTTGTTGCGGGCCACGCGCGTCGTAGCACCCCCCAGGCTCCCCTGCCAGGTAATTTCGCGAATGGCCCCGTCCAGCAGAATGTTGCGGAGCGTGGAATACCCGACCGTTTGCGTGTAGTCGACCTGGTACGTCTGTGCCTGCTGATTGATGTAGTAATCGGCGTAGGGGTCGATTTCGGCGCGATTGTCGCTCAAGCCCGTCACTGCGAAAGCCTCGGTGCTCCCGGGCGCATACGACGGATAGCGCTTGAGCACCAATTCATCGTGCATCAGAACTTGCGGTTGTGTGTTCTGGTTGCCGTACGAGAGCGGCCTCATCCGCTGATAGCGCTTGCAGGCTCCCGTCGCGGGGTCGCGGTAGTTGCAACTCGTGCGCAGGATGAGCTGCGCCGGCTCGCGCTCGTCGCCCATGTCGTCGTCGCGTTTGGCCCACATGTACAGCGGCTCGCTGAACTTGACGATGCCGCGCCGCACGTCCAAGGAAAATCCCCCGTTGTACAGCACGGCCTTGGTGTAGGGATCGGTCGGGTCGACCATGCCCGGCTCGATGGCAATGGGCTTGAGCGTGGTCTGCGTGTTGTCGTGGCGAATGTTCTGACCCGCGGCCGCCGCGTAAAACAGGCCGTACACCTGGGCCGGCTTTTCGCGGGTGATCGTGCCTTCCTCTGCGACCTCGGTGATGCTGAAGATCTGTGTTTCTTCCAGCGGCAGGAAATCCAGGCGATTGAATTCTTTGCTCGCAAACTCCGCTTTGGGCATCGTGCCATAGCCTTTGACCGTCGAGATGCGATACCACTTGTAAACGCACGCCAGCGCGCGAGCCCGGACGGTCAAGTCCGAGATCTGATTCATGGTCTCGAGATCCACCTGGCTCCAGCCGCCGTCGTCTTCGCCGGGATCGGGCGCATAGCTCAGATCGGCCAGCGCCTTGATCGTGCCATCGTTGTCGATCCCGATGGCCTCCAGCCCAAAGTCCAGGTTGTAGCGGATGCGGCTGCACACGCAGGCGATGCCGCTGGGAATCTCGGGCGGATCGACACTGGGATCGATGTACTGGATATCGAGCGTTTGCGGCAAGTCGCCGCCGGTACCTTCAGGCTGGACGCTGATGGAATTCTTTTCGTCGGCCCGCATGATGACCCGGCAGCCCGTGTAATCGGCGAGCTGCGCGAGCGCCTCGCTGGCGGGCGTGTAGTCCCAGTCAACTTCGGGCCGCGAATCGTTGGGCACCCTGGTCAGATCGTAGTCGTCCAGGTCTTCGCCCAGCGCCAACAGGCATTGGCTCATCAACCAGATGGGCGCCGCCTCGGTGCCGGCCACCAGCTCGGCGCTAGTGTTGCCGCTCATGCCGCTGCCCAGGTCCGTGTTGTCCTTCCACTGATTGTAATTGCCGCTGATCGTCGGAAATGCCCACTTCCAGCGGCGGTCCTTGATGTTCAGCCGCACGATCATGTTCTGCGTGTTGCGCTCGATGCTGCTGGCGTCGATGCGGCAATTGAGAAAAGCAGCCACGATCTGGCCGCCGTAGACGATCGTCATCGTGCCGTCGAACTGTGGAATCGTGGCCTGGGGCGCGATCGTCACGTTGGCGATATTGGGGCCCGTGCCGTGCGTCAGCGTGAAGCTCCAATCCAGGATCGCATTGATGCCCGGAAACAAGAGCAGCCCTTGCGGCGGCCCGGACGATGGAAGTGTCAGTCCAATACTCATGGTCAGTGGTCAGCGGTCAGCGGTCAGTTACTGCGGACAACTGACAACGGACAACTGACCTATCCCCTTAGCTGGACGTGTAGGTGTGGTTGAATCCGGCGACGACCGTGACGCTCGGCAGGGCGCAGTCGAGCGTCTTGAACGCCAGGCCCGAGACGACGCCGAAGGGATCGTTGAGCCTGGCGCCGGCGGACATCTGGACGGCGGCCGTAATCGTCTTGGTGCGATTGTCCTGGCTGAAGTCGAGCGTGCCGGTCGGGCCGATCGCGGCGCTGGCGATCGTGCCCGAACTGCTCCAGTAGCAAGTGCCCGCGTAGACGTTGAGCGTGGCGGTTCCGCTGCTGCCGATGACCGAAATCGTGCCGCCGGTTTGGTTGATGGCGCCGATCGTGGCGCCGCCGCGAGTATCGACCAGCAGCGTCCCGCCCGACATGTTGATCGGTCCGACCTGCACGTTCTGGCCGATGCGCACCGACGTGCTGGCGCTCGACGTGAACTGGCTGGCCGTAAAACCGGTGGAAGCCGACGCGGCGCTGATGCTGAGCGTGCCAATCGCGCCGCTGGCCTTGGAAATCACGCCGATGCCAACGGTGCCGGACACCACATCCATCGTCGTGCTCGAGTTGTTGAAGTCGAGCACCACGGCTTCGATTCCCGTTTCGGCCGATATGGCAGTGTCGTAGACGGTGGCTGCGCAGGCGACCGAGCCCAGGTTCAGCCGGATAAGCGGGCTGCCATTGCCGTTGCCGGCGCCGATCGTCAACAGCGGGGTCTCGAAGGCGAGCGACGTGGCGCGATACTCCTGGTAGCCATTGGCATTTTGCTGCGGCAGGCCAATCTGGCCGGTGAAGCCGGCTCCGATGTTGACCGCCGCAAACGACGTCGACGAGTTGTTGGTGTTCGTGTAGAAGATCGAGGTCGCATTGTTGTCGATGTCGAGAGTGTCGCCGTACACCGGGGCCGTGCCAGAGTCCCAGTTGGCGGGGTTGTCGAAGAAGTTGGAGCCGGTGGCGTTATACGCAGGCTCGCCGGGTTGTTGGCCAAAGGGTTGAGAGGTCGAGTCACCGCCGACCCGGCCTGTGCCGCCTGCGCAGCTGAATGTGCCGAAAAAAGGCACGCCTGGCACGTTGCCCGTTCCGATGACTTGATGACTCGCTCCGTCCGAAGTCCAAGTGATTTCCGCGAATTCTGGCACTGTACTGGCAGCCAAGGCGGCAGCGAGGGCAGCCAGCGTCAAGGTAGTGCTCGTCGAGCCAAAAATGGACACCGACTTGCCGTTGATCGTGAGTATATATTCCGTGCTCGCGTCATTGACCTCGATTTCCGCAAAGCCCATTTGAGCACGAGCTTGTGCCCCGCCCGTCCATCGTTTCAGTGCCATGATTCATGCTCCTAGACTGCAGGCCGTGAGGTGGGAAGGCCGCCTATCAGCGGGGCCGAGTCTTCGTATTCGTAGTCCCAGGTGATGACAAAATCCTTGAGCTGCCGCCCAGAGCCGGTGCCATACAGCGTGGGCGCGCCGACCGTGACCGGGCACGTGTCCTGGTGCAGGGCGTAGACCCAAATCGGAGGCGGCGGCACAGGGTAGCCCGAGAGCCCTTTGGCGCTGCCGATCTGCGAAGCTCGGAACGTGGTTGCCTGCTGCACCATTTGCTTGGTCGGCAGCCCGTTGAGGTTCGGCAGGAACACGAACCGCGGGCCGCCGCCGGTGAACGTGATGGATTGCTGCCATTCCAGGACTTCAGCCGCTGGGTCGCCGGTGGGGATTTCGGCTTCCAGCACGATTTGATAGCTGCGAAACGTGCTGCCTTCAGCGTTTCCGCCGTCGGGGAAATAAGGCGGGGTGACGACGCGGATGCCGCCCAGCGTGTCGGCGCTCTTGATGCCCAGGTTCGTGCCGACCAGCGCGACATCGAGCCCGTGCGTGGCATAGCCTCGCTGGAGCTCGGCGACGAGTTGATTGACGGCCGCAACGCTGTCGCCCTGCAATCGGCCCGCGATGTTCCAGGTGTGCAGCACCGTGGCGATCGTGCCCTGGCTCGACACACCAGCCGAGCGCGTGATGTCGATTTTGCACTCGCCCGGCTGGTGGGTGTAGGGGCCGTAGGTTAGCTGGAACATAAAAATCAAGTCGGAAGTCGGAATGATGAATGAAGAGCAGTCCGTGGTCAGTTGTCCGTTGCCCGTTGTCCATGCCACTGGCCACTGACAACTGACAACTGACAACTTATGGGCTGATCGTGACGGACAGTTCGTGCCCGGCCGTCGTGGCCCGCGCCACGGCCGTCAGTTGTTGCGTGATTTCGCTGCGTGCCGGAACCTGCGGCGACCGCGTCGGGAACTGCAAGGTGGCAAACAAGAAGCTCAGCACGTCGGCCGTATTGCTGGCGTCGGTCAGCACCAGCGACGCCGCGGCACCGGCCGGCGACTGGTCGAACAGGTCGGTCTCGGCCGAAGTGAACGGGTTTTCGCAGTGGAACGTGATGACGCGGTCCTTGGGCGTGATGCTCGTGGCCGTCTGGCTATTGAAGAATCGCACGTCCAAACTGTTGTCGATCGTGATGTCCCAGGTCTTTACTAATCGTGCGGTGCTTAAAATCGTCAGCATCGCATCGCTGAAGATCAGCGGGTCGGTCTCGTTGTAGGTCACCGTGGGAAACGTGCCCGCGTCGGAGATCGTTTCGCTGACGCCGACGATATCCAGCACGAGCTTCAGCATCTGGCCTTCGGTCACGCTGAAAGTAGCTCGGTTGACCACGCAGCCCGCGTAGGTGCAGACTTTGGCCACCTTGTCGATGGTCACGCTGAAGCTGGGTAGGGTCTCGGCCAACGGGTAGGTTCCGCCCGATGCGGCTCCGCCCAGAATCAGCGGCAGCAGCGGCTTGAGGTCGAGCATCGACGGATAGAGCGCAATCTGGCCGCCGACGTGAATCAGGCCGCTGCGCGTGCGCGAAGCAAAATGACTCCGCGTGCCGCGCGACGTATTGGGGTCCAGGATTTCGCCCTGCGAAATCATGCTCGCCGTATCGGCAAAATCGTAGCCCTTGGTCACCGGGCTGGCCGTATCGATTCCCAGTTGTGCTTGATAGCCCTGACTGGCTGCTGGAATAGTCACAAGGAGCTCCTGTTGAGGGAAATGCGGAACTATGAATGCGGAATGATGAATGACGCGCAAGCGTCAAGTCCTCGTCGTTCCCCTATTCATCATTCATCATTCCTACTTCCTACTTGTCATTCACATTCCGCGCGGCTCTCGACTGACGAACCAAAACAGCAAGGACGAATGGAAAAAGCCCTTCATCCACGATTCGGGTTGAACAATCGTGCTGGGTTCGACCCAGCAGCCGATGATTTCGGGCACGGCCGGCAGCTTTTGGTTGCGAAAGGCGCGTGCGATTTGCTCGCGCCAGTTCAGGTATCGATCCAGGCGCCCGGCCGTCGGGTCCTGGTTGTCGCGGTCCACAATCGATACCAGCACCGGGTACTCGACGTCGTCGTTGCGGTTGGTGCCCTGCAAGCGGTTCATGTGTTCGGGGCCGTAGGGAGTCACCAGCACGCTCGGCAGCGGCACGTTGGCGGCTCCCAGCGACACGGCCGCGGGAATTTTCAGCAGCAGCACGCTGGCCGACTGCAAGCCGTCCAATCCCAGGCCGCGCACCCCGGTGCAGACGGCCTGCAGGCAGCGCCAGTGCACCGAGTGCACGGGTGTCGATGCGGCCGTGCCCGGCCCACGCGACAAAAACCAAGGCCAAAGTTGAACCGGCTGCATGGGGAGCGTCACTCGCGAGCAAGAACGATCAGGACCGCAGGCCGAACCGGCTAGGAATCCGCGCGCATCACCAGCCGGCGCCAGGTGCGCACCGTGCCATCGATCGTGGCTGTGACGGTCACGATTGCCGTTGCGCCGGAGCCGATCCGATGGGTCGGCTCGTCGTATTTCAGTAGGCCGCAACTGCCGACGGCGATCATCGCCGTGCCGGCAGGCACCAGGTCCGTGCCATCCAAGCGCTGCGTGACTTCGATCGTCGGCGACGCAATGCCCGAAGTCAGCGGCGTGCCATTGTGGAACCAGGCCACGGTGTATTCATCGAGGCCGGCGCTGTCGTTGGCCACAAATTCGATGTCGGCGGGATAGATATCCTGCGAGCTATCGAGCTCGACGCCCGACGCCACCTGGCTCACGGTGGGAATCGTGACGCCCGTCTGCGGGTCGCTGCTGAGCAGCACCTTGTGGTCGGTCCCGAGCACCCAGGCGGCCAGCTTAGCACCGATGCTGCCGGCCGTAGTCAATGTCGAAAGGGCCATGTTCCAGGCCGCGGCGGCCAACGCGGCACTGGCGGCGGCGTTGGGGCCGTCGACCAGATCCATTTTCGACCCCACGGCCGCCGGCTGAGCCGGGAGATTGTCGGTCTTGACCTTGATAGCCGCGATGTCGGCATTGTCCGGCGCGACGTACGAATCTGCCGGCATCAAGCCCGATTGGATCGCGGCCACGCTGGCGTCCTGCAAATCGCCCACGCGCTTGCTATCGATCATCAGCGAATCGATCGGCGAAGCGTCGGTCACGCCGTTGACCGTGGCGGTCACCAGGATCTGCACCACGTCACCCTGCTGATAACCGCCGGGGATGGTACCGCTGACGGTATAACGGCCGCTACCCCAACCCAGGCTGGATACGGCCAGCGCAAAGCTGGGGTCATAGCCGCCGTTGTGATAAGCCACGGCAGTGGGTGTGGAATCGGCGTCGGTCAATGCACCGGTATCAATTCTCCGCGTGGTGACCAGGCCGTAATAATTGTCGCTGGGTTTGTAGCTCATGCGCAGATCCTCTCACTGGAAATCATGGCCGACTTGAGGACCGAACCATACGCGGCCGGCAAACCTCCCTGCGTCGTCGTGCTGGCCGTTGCCGTGACGTTGTTCGTCAGGTTTGTACTGTCGATCGTGAGCACGGCCTGTGGGCCAAAGCTGTTCCAGGTGACGACCCAAGGGCCGCCGTCCGCGCCGGTGATACCGACGCCGCCGGCCGCCACGATATCCGAAAGCGCGTTGAGCGCGGTTTGCAGGTCGTACTGAGTAATATTCCAGGCGAGAGCGCCGGTTGATTCGGCATTGCCCGCGACCGTGAACGTGCCGACGTCAGCCGTGGGTTGCGGAATGGTCTGCACCTCATTGACGCCCATCGTCGAGTCGTCGGTCCCGTCCGTGAAATCGACGCTGATGTTCCCATCCCAGGAAGTAATTCCTCCGTCGCCGATGCCGTCATCCATTGTCAAATTGCTGAAAAGACTTGGCGCTGACTGGCCGCTCCCGATTACGCCGCTGTCCCATGTGCCCGTGGGGCTTGTTCCGTAATTATCGGGACCGAGTTGCCAGTAGCCTCCAGTAGGCATGTTGCCGCTGAAGCCGACGAGCAGCGTGCCGAAGGCGGTCGCCTCGGTGGCTGGTGCGTCGGTTGGCCCGCTGCCCGCCGTCGTCTCGCTCACGGCGTCAATCGAGCCGGCACAAACCAAGCCGGTCGCATCGCAGGTCGTCTGCGGCACGTTGGTGTTGGCCAACGTGCCTTGGAACGTGATCGAGACGCTGCCGCTGTCCGCTTCGCCGCTGGCCGCGATATTGCCCGTGCCGATGGTCGAAAGTGCTTCGAGCGCGGCCTGGATCGTCGCGGCCGGATCGTTCCAGTCGAGCGCACTGGTCGTCTGGCCGTAGAACGTGAGCGTATAGCTGCCGGCCGTGGGCGCCGGCGAAAAGCTCACCGTTTGAAGTTCATTTGCCATGGTCGCGCAATCCTGGGTTTTGCCCGTAATGGAAGTCAGTCCGCGGCGCTCGATCGCTTCATCGATCCAGCCGGCAGAACGTCCGCCAGCGCGTGCCGCACGTGACCAGCTCGGCATGCTGCACGCGCCACACATTGCCGCCGGGGTCGGTCAGCGTATCCGTCGGACGAGGTGTCCGGCCGGCTAGCGCGGCCACCGGCAGACTGAAGCCGCGCGTGATGTCGGCCGAAGTCAGCGCGTCGGCCAGCAGTCCGAGCTCGCCCTGG